TGGGGAGCCGGTGAACTGCACGACCCACGAGACCCAGCCCACGTCCTGGAGTTCCACCCAGCTGTGGGCCTGCCTGACGGAATGGGCAACGGCACCACCGTGGAAACCATCATCTCGTCCAAGCTGCCTGAGCCAGCCTATGAACGGGCCTACGCCAACCGTCCGACGCGTGGCGGGCAGCTGCGCAGAATCAACCCCACAGAATGGGACAACCTGAAGGGCGAGCTGGAGCCGCCCGGTGATCTGCCGCTGGTGCTCACCTATGACGTGGCCCACGACAGGAGTGCTGCCACCATCTCCGCCACCTGGCGCACAGCTGCCGGGGACCTGGCGCACAAGCTGGTCATGTGGGACCTGGGTGTGGCCTGGTGCGCACCAGCTGTGTGGGACCTGGCGAAGCGGTGGCCCAACGTGAAAGTGGTGGCAGCTGACGACACCGGGCCAGCCCGTGAGGTCACCGCCCAGCTGGCCAGGGTGAAGCTGCCCCGTGGCCTGACGCCACGGATCCTGACGACGCGGGAGCTGACAGTGGCCTGGGGTGAGCTGCTGGAGCTGGTCAAGGTCCAGGGGTTCAGTCACTGTGGTGACGGGCACCTGTCGGATGCTGCCGCCTCCGTGGTGCCACGTCCCCTGTTGGACAGTGAGGCACCATCACGCCGTTACAGCCCCGGCGATATCGCGCCACTGATCGCAGCCATGGTGGGCCTGTACGCCGTGCAAAACCGGCCGCAGGTCCAAGAGCTGCCGGTCCTGCACTTTGCGTGACACGCCGGTCTCGAGCCGGTCCCACCAGCCCCGCCGGCCACGTGAGTAACATTCGCCCATGGCCACGCTCCGTAACCTCTGGGACACCGTTGTCATGGGCCGTGGCTCACTGGCTGAGTCACCCACGTTCAGCAAGCTGACCCCACAGGTTGGGTCACCGTGGACGGCATCTGACCTCTCCGCCATCGTTTGGGCTGACGTCACAGGGTCAGGGTTCCAGCCGGTCACCAGGTCCATGGCCATGGCTGTGCCAGCTGTGGCGAAGGCCAGGCATCTGCTCTGTGGCGTGATCGGACCTCTGCCGCTGCTCAGCTTCACCGGGGCAACCCAGGACCTCACCCAGCCTGGGTGGATGCAACGCACGGACGGTGACCTGTCCCCGTTCCACCGGATGGTGTGGACGGTGGACGACCTGTTCCACTACGGCTGGAGCCTGTGGGCTGCCAAACGTGGCGCGACCAGTGACGGGTCAGGGGTGCTGGCCATGGCCCGTGTCCCCTATGAACGCTGGACGGTGGACTCCGAAGGGTTCATCACCGTGGACGGGCAGCGTGTGCTGGACGGGCAGGCGGTGCTCATTCCTGGCCCACATGGCGGCATCCTGAATGACGGGTCCACCATCGTCCGGCTGGCTGCCGACAATCTCCAGGCAGCTGCCAACGCTGCCCGCAACCCCAACCCCAACGTGGACCTGCATTACACCGGGGATGAGCCGCTGGACGATGACGTGCGCGATTCGCTGATCCAGGTGTGGTCAGACGCCAGGCGTGGCCTCAACGGTGGCGTGGGGTTCACCAACAAACTGGTGGAGGCCCGCGTCCTGGGTAGCCACCTGGACAAGCTGCTCATTGAAGGCAGAAACGCTGATGCAGTGGACATCGCCCGGCAGGCTGGCGTCACCGCCTCCAGCCTGGACGCCACCGCCTCCGGTGCGTCTCTGGAATACGTCACCGCAGAGACCCGAAACCAGGAGCTGCTGGACTACGGCGTCAAGTTCTACATGGACGCCATCACCGCCCGGCTGTCCCAGGACGACTGTGTGCCCCGTGGCCACCGGACAGCGTTCGATCTGACTGAGTTCACGACCCTGACACCCACCCCGACAGGAGCACCAACCAGTGACTGACACACGCCCTCTCCACGCTGCCGGGAGCACTCTCACCTTCGCCCCCACCGGGCCACAGCTGGTGGCGAAGGCCAGCCCGTCCACGCGCACCATCTCCGGTCTGGTGATCCCCTGGGAGCAGTATGGGGACACCAATGTCGGTCGGGTGATCGCTGGGCAGGGCAGCATCCGGCTGCCCGACGACCTCACCCGCGTGAAGCTCGTGGACATGCACCAGCAGCCACCGCGTGCCATTGGCTACGGCACCCAGGCCAGCGTGGATGCCACAGGCGTCACCATGACCTTTCACGTGCCCGAGACCCCTGAAGGGGATCGGGCGCTGATGGAAGCATCCGCCCACCTGGCGGATGCATTCTCCGTGGAGCTGTCGCAGCTCCAGCTCACCGGGGATCGCATCACCGACAGCGAACTGAACGCTGTCGCCCTGCTGCCCGTGCCAGCGTTCGCAAACGCTCGTGTGGCCAGCGTTACCGCTGCACTCACCACCACCACACAGGAAGGCACCACCGTCATGACCGAAGAGCAGAGGGCACGGCTCCAGGAGCTGCTGGCCATGAATGCCCGGACGCCGGAGCAGGAGACGGAGTTCCAGCAGCTGGTCCAGCTCGCAGCCGCAGCCCCCTCCACGCCCGCCCAGCCGGACCAGGGCCAGCAGGCGGCTGCCGCCTCCACCACCACCCAGCTGGCCCCGGCCGCTCCTGCTGTCGCAGCCGGACAGTCACCCGTCCAGGTCCCCGGCACCATGGCCATGGCCCCCGTGGGGATCAGCCCAGCTGGTGCCGGTGGCGACGCCCAGCGGCCGCTCAGTGACCTCTACGCTGCCATGGCGCGTGTGGCGCGTGGGGAGTCTCGTCCGGGCCTGGAAGCTGCCCTCACCAGCATCACCCAGGGGTCCAACGCGTTCACGACACAGGACCAGTACGCCGGTCAGCTGTGGCAGGCCCTGAACTACACGCGCCGCTTCATCAACATGCTGTCCACCGGGGAGCTGCGCAGCTACAAGGGCAACGGCTGGAAGTGGGGCGTGGCCCCGGCTGTGGCTGCCTATGCCGGTGACAAGGCAGCTGTGCCCAGCAACGCGCCAACCACGGTGAACGTGCCCTGGACCGCCAGCCGCCTGGCCGGAGCCCACGACCTGGACCGAAAGTTCAGGGACTTCGGGGATGACGAGTTCTTCCAGGCCTACTACGAAGCCATGACGCTGAGCTACGCCATGCTGTCCGACCAGGCGGCACGTGACTTCGTGATCGCATCCGCCACCGCTGGCACTGCCGTCACAGGTGGGCTGCTGCCCTCCATCGCAAAGGTGGCGGCACGGCTCAACGCTGCAATCAACGACGCGGGCGTGGACTACGTGCTCGTCAACGACCAGGACAAGATCGGGCTGCTGTCCGTCACCGCGTCCAGCGTCCCCGCCTTCCTCGAGGACTTCGTGGGCATCCAGCCGGGCCAGTTCATCGGCACCCCGTCCGTGCCCGCTGGCACCGTCATCGTGGGCAACAAAAACGCTGGCCAGTTCCTGGAGCTGCCCGGCGTCCCGATCAGGGCTGAAGTGGTGGACATGGTGAACGGCGGTGTTGACGGTGGTGTGTTTGGCTACTACGCCACCGTGTTGAACATGCCCACCGCCATCCAGAAGGCTGCCTGGACCTGATCCGATCCAGGCACCAGCTGGCCCCCTGCTGTCACTTCCCGTGGCGCTGGGAGTAGGGGGCCAGCTTCCCCACCACCACCCCTGAACGGAGCATGTCATGTCTGAGGTTCCAGGCCTCCCGGCCACCGGGCCAGTGACCCTGGCCACCGTGAAGGCTGAGCTGGGTTATACCAGTGTGGACGCTGCACGTGATGCCCGGCTCCAGCTGCGCGTGGACGCCTGCAACGCGTGGGTGCGCCAGCTGCCGGTGGCCTCAGACTCCCTGACCTACGGCAGCCCACCGCCCGCGTGGCCCGCCTACATCACCACCGGGGCCACCATGCTGGCCACCCGCCTGTGGCGACGGAAGGACTCACCCAGCGGCGTGGAGGCCTTCACCGATGGCACCGCGTTCTATGTGCAGCGCAACGACCCTGACGTGGCCCGGCTACTCAAGCTGACACTGCCCCAGGTGGGCTGACGTGGACCTTTCCATCGCCCTGGCCACCGTGGTGGCACAGCTGAAGGCCCTGACGTGGCCTGACAGCTCCACCACCGTGTCCACCGATCCCGCAGACATTGTGGCCCCCGGTGTGCTCGTGCAGCTGGTGCAGCTCCAGGACGAGACGCTGGGCGGCTGGTCTCTGGACCTGAGCCTGGTCCTGGTCGCAGCTGACGTGGACGGTGGCCCAGGCCCAGCAGCAGCCCTTTCGGTACTGCTCTCCACGATCCTCCCGTGGGCCACCCCTGATGGCCCCGTGGTGGCGCGCAGTGTGCAGCTGCCGTCCGGTCCGGCTCCACTTCCGGGGCTGGTGTTCCCACTCACAGTTAGGACAGATGCATGACAATCAACTCCACGAAGGTGGGCCCGGGCGTTCTGACCATCAACGCGCTTGCCTTCGGTGCCCAGTGCAAGTCAGCTGAGCTACAGGTCACCGAAAACGTGGACTCCACGGACAAGGTTGACGTGCTCTCCGGAGAGACGCTGGCCCAGCAGGACACCGCCACCTACACCTACCAACTCGTGGTCACGTTCCTCCAGGACCTGGGACAGCCAGCGGCGTCCGGGATCGTGGCCTTCAGCTGGGCAAACGCTGGCACCACCAAAGCGTTTGTCTACACGCCCAGCAACGCTGCCGCTGCCGGCTCGAAGACCTGGAGCGGCAACCTGCGCGTGGTGCCGCTCAACATCGGTGGCGATGTGCAGGCCCAGGCGGCAGAGTCTCAGGTCACGTTCCAGGTGATCGGCACACCCACAATCTCCTGACCACCACGGGTCAGGTCAGCGAAAGGAACAGTCAATGAGTGAGGAAACCACCCAGGAGCAGCCCACCACCGTGGAGCAGCCCACCGCCGTGGCGAAGGCCCCAGGGTCCACCGGCTCCGCACAGTTCGCTGTCTGGGACCACGACCTGGGACAGTTTGTGTCCGGCGTCATGTCCAAGAGTGACGCCGTGAAGGCAGTCAAGCGGCTGAAGGCGGACAAGGCAGAGCACGGGGGCATGCCGCTGCACGACCACAAGCTGGAAGCGCTGGAGGTCTGACCCGTGCGTGTGGGCGTGGAGCTAGGGGGCCTGCCACAGCTGGAGGCCCGCCTGGACCACGCCCACGCGGGCATCCTGCAGCTGGACCGGGAGCTGGTCTCTGAACTGGCACATGAGGCCCCACCCATGGTGGTGGCTGAATCGGTGCGGATGCGTGCCAGACAATGGGGTGTCGGTGATGTGTGGACGCTGCCAGCTGGCGGATGGATCGCACCGGCCGTGAAGCTGGACCCTGACCCCAGTGTGAAGCTCCAGCAGCACGTCCAGCAGCTGCTGGACGGTTAAGCGCAACTGAATTCGGATTAAGTAGCAGAGCTGAACGGAGAGCATGATGCAGCGTGAGAAGTTCCTGGTCATGGTCCAGGACGAGAACGAAACAGTGACCCAGCACAGCGTCACGATCCATCACCAGGACATGCTGCGTGGTGAGCTGGAGCTGTCCCGTAACGGCGTGCCGGACACAGCCAAGATGAACCTGGTTACCGCGTGGTGCTGGGCTGGGCTGACCAGGCAGGGTGACTACACAAAGAGCTTTGCCCACTTCCGTGACATGGAGTGTGTGGGCCTGGAGGACGACGGCAGCGAAACTGTGGACCCTACCCAGCCGGTGACCCCAGGCGACTCCGGCTGACCCTGGCTGCCGCCCTGGGAGGCTCCCCAGGGTGGTGGCTGGAGCAGGACGACACGATGGTGGCCACCGGGCTAGAGATTCTGAACAAAGCGAAAGGCTGACGGATATGGGCAAGGCAGCTGACCTGGCAATCCGGCTGAGCGAGGACGGCAGCAGCGCCACCGCTGCCGGGCTGGACAAGGTTGGGAACGCTGCCGCCACCATGGGCGGCAAGGTGGAGTCAGCTGGGAAGTCAGCAGAGAAAGGCGCAGCTGGGCTGGACCGAACCGCCGAAGGCGCAGATGAAGTGGCCAGTAAGGGTGCCCAGGCTGCTGGCGCTATGGCTGGCCTGGGTGACCTGATCGGCGGTCCTTTCGGCAACGCCATGCAAGTGGGCGGTGTGGGCCTCCAGGCCATGGCTGACTCTGGGGACCTGCTGAACGCTGCCCTGGAGAATTCCGTCGTGGCCACCGCCAGGGCGAAGGCAGCCACCGTGGCGAAGACTGTCGCTGACAAGGCCAGCGCTGGTGCCACACGTGTGATGACAATCGCCCAGAAGGCTCTCAACATTGCCCAGCGCAGCTCCCCGGTGCTACTGATCGTGACCGGAATCCTGCTGCTGGTGGGTGCCATCGTGCTGGCCTACAAGCGCAGTGCCACCTTCAGGGCCATCGTCCAGGGAGCCCTGAAGGCGGTCCAGGCGGCTGTGGGTTTTGTGGTTGACGCCTTCCAGAAGCTCCCGGCAGCTGTCCGCGCTGTGTTCGGCATCGTCAAGGCTGTCATCGGCACCTATGTGGGCCTCTACGTCGCAGAGTTTAAGCTGCTGATTAAGGGCATTCAGCTGGCCTGGGACACGATTCAGAAGGCAGGCAAAGCGGCGTTCGATGCGCTCATGGCCCCGATCCAGCGTGTCATTGACCTGGTGCAGTCACTGCTGGACAAGATTAAGAGCATTCATCTGCCCAGCATCCACATACCTGGCCTCCGGACGGCTGCACCCACCACGGTGCCGTCCACCATAGCGGGCGGCACGAGCGTCGTCTACGTGACTGTGAATGTGGACGCTGCGCCAGGTGCCACCAGCCCCGATGTGGCGCGCACAGCTCAGGCCACCATGGACGCCATTGACGCCCGGCTCCGTCAGGTTGGGCGACAGCCCGTGTTTGCCAGATGAGCCAGCCCTACTCCGTAAAGGTCACCGTCACCAGTGACGGTGGCTCCACGGTGTACGCCCCACAGATTGCCCAGGGTGACGACCAGGACGGCAACGTGGCAGCTGCCTACGGGCTGGCTGACCCACTGACCATCACCCAGAAGCTCCAGAACAACGACAGGGGTGTTCTCGCGCACCCTGAACCCTCTGAGGCCACCTTCACTCTGATAGCCCCGGACGCCACCACCTACGCATCCATGGCGAAGGGTGACCCCGTGGGCATCCAGGTGTATCCGGCTGCCAGCTTCACCGGCACGCCCGTGGAGTTCTACGGCCGAATCAATGGCCTGACCTCGCAGCCCCACGACCTGGGTGTGCTGCTCAGCGTCTCCTGTATCGACTACACAGCTGATCTGACCACGATCCCCATTGGTGCCGTGGGCTACCCCATTGAGTCACCGGGGACCAGGCTCAACCGCGTGTGCGATGAAGTGGGCCTGCCCAGGTTCACCTACACGCCTAACCAAAACGCTTCCGTCACAATCGCTGCCAGGTCAGCTGGTGGCTACTTCTATGACCACCTGATGGAAGTGCTGGACACCTGGTGTGGGGCCACCCTGGCTGACGAGAACAATTCGACATACACACCGCCAGCATCCCCGCAGCCCTCACACACGCCGTTCTATCGGGGATACCTGGTTCCTGTCATCACAGCTGGGCAGCTGGACCCCACCACACCTTTCACGATCAAGTGGGGCACGCCGTGGACACGCAGGATCAGCTACGCGCCACCGCTCCGGCTGGCCAACGTGGCAGGCACCTGGAAGCTCACCGTGGATGCCGCTAACTCGAGCCCGTCCACTGGTGCCCCGATCATTGACGCCGGCCGCGTGGCGTTCTCCACCACCTATGTGATGGACGAAACTGGCGGACTCCCGCAGGTGACCACCGCCACCGACTCAGGCGGCAACGCCTACACGTGGGATTGGCGGGCAGAGACCACGTGGGCGCCAGGTGGTGGCCTGCTGGTGGGCGGCAAACTGTTCCGTAACTCTCCGTTGCTCCAGGTGCAGGGGTTCCCCACCACCAACGTTGTGGACTCAGTGCAGGACCCGTCCAACGCTAGTGGCGGCTCCACGCCCACCCTGGTGGCCACCTACAGGTGCCCGTTCCCGCCACCAATCAAGGCGTCCTGGAATCTGCCGTCACTGGACTGGCAGCTGTGGGCTGAGCCTGGCGCGTGGAGGCGTCCGGAGCTGACAGAGCTGCTGACGGTGGCCAGGACCGCAACCACGAAGGTCCCCAACGGGCGTGAGTGGGTTGCCGGGCTGGTGTCGTCCACGGTGCTGACGGTGGCCGGTGGCAGGCCCGTGCTGTCTGTGACGCTGCTGCCGGTGTCCTACGACTTTGAGGCAAACCGGCTGATGAAAGGGTCCACCCTGGGTGTGCTCTCCATGGATTCAGCCATTCTGTCCACCACCACCCTGGCCCAGCTGTCCACACGCGACACGTTCACCGACTATCAGCTAGTGAGAGGCTCGTGAGATGCCCAGCAATACAACGAAGTACGTCATCCCCTACGCGTTGAGCTCTGACACGGTGGCGGGCCTGGCTGCCACGATCCAGAACCTGGCAAACCGCGTGGACCTGCTGCTGGGTGAAGCTGGGCAATACAACATCGCCAGCGTGGCAGCGAACACCAACCATCTCCAGGCCATCACCCTGGGACGCACCTACCCAGGAAACAATGGTGCGACGGTGCCGGGCGTGGTGATCGTGGAGCTTCCTGCGCTGCTCAATGCAGCCAACCCCTGGAATTTCTGGCTGCAAACCTGGACCGGCTCAGCGTCCACCATCACCGGGTTCACCATCGTGACCCAGTGGGCCAGTGCCCAAACCAACCGCCTGGTGAACTGGCGATTCCTCCCGGTCCTGTGAGCCATGACTCAGGGGACTCGGGACGCCATCACCTGGACGCTGGGAACGTTCATCACCCTGTGCACGATCGTGGCGCTGGGTGTGAAGTTTGTTCTCCTGCCGTGGCTGAGAGACCACCTGGTGGGGCCACTGTCCGAAACACACCGCCAGGTCAGCGAGAACGGCCACAGGCACCGTGCACAGCCCACCATCCCCGACAGGCTGGAGGACCTGGCCACGAAAGTGGATACCGCCACTGAGGCCCACGAAGCGCAGAGCAGAGATATGGCAGCCTTCCGGCTGGTCCTAGATGAGCACCTGCGCTGGTCTGATCGTTGGGTGGGCGTGGTGGATAGGGAGCTGGAGCTGCTGAAGCGGCAGCTCCACGTAGAGAACGGAGAAGAGAATGGGTAAGCGATTCCGACCACCCAGCCCAGAGTGGGCTGGTCCAGCTGCGCACGACTCAGGGCCACAGCGTGAGCCCTTCAGCCGTGTTGTGATCCACTCCACCGTCAGCCCGTGCGAGCCAGGCGGCAGATATGACATCGCTGCATACTTCCGCAGCCCACAGTCAGGCGGCTCCGCGCACTACGTGTGTGACCCTGTGGGCGTGGTGCAGTGCGTCCACGACCACGTGATTGCATGGCACGCCCCCCCGAACAGCCGCACACTGGGTATCGAGATGTGCGATATCCCAGGCCCCGTGCCCGGTGATGGCAGGGTCAAGGCTCTGCTGAAGGCTGCACGCCGGACCTGGCGGTGGAGGCGTCCCAATCAGCAGGCCATGCTGCACGTCACCGCCCAGCTGACAGCGCAGCTGTGCCTGGCCTACGACATTCCAGCTGTGTGGCTGGGACCCAGGCGGCTCCGAGACGGACACCGTGGCGTCACCAGCCACAACAATGTGTCGCGCACCTGGCACCAATCCACCCACTGGGACCCAGGTTTCTGGCCACGCCGCAGGTTCATGCGTCTCGTCCGTGACTACATGGCCACCGCCCGAAAGGAAAACTAGCCATGGCGCACAGAAAGCACCTCCGCCGGCCTGAGCCGGCAGCTGCCCAAACTGTTCCCACCGCACAAACCAAGAGCACAAAGGCCATGGTGGCCGCACTGATCACCCTGGCTGGGCTGGTGGGCCTGCATCTCACTGACGGCACAGCCCAGCTCGTGGTGGCGGTGCTCCAGCTGGCTGCTGTGTTCTATGGCGTGTGGCGCACCAGGAACGCCCCCAAGAGGACCACCGGGCCTGGGGTGGGTGACTTCCTGTGAAGCTAGGGACAGCGAATATTCGCAACTTTCCAGACATGACCCACCGCCAGGTGGCCCAGGACGTGGGCGTGGTGGCCTCCAGCTGCACCCTGGCTGGCCTCCAGGAGATACAGCCGGGCGAAGACACCCTGACAGTGGAGCGCACCATCGGTGACGGATGGTGGATGGTGGGCAGGCGGCTGGAGGTCCCGGTCATTGGACGCAAGGATCGCTGGAAGACACTGCACCACCACGTGCAGTCATTCGACAGGCCAGCTGGCCTGCCACGTCCCCAGAATCCCCACGGCGGCATCGTGTCCGTGGTGGTCAGGTCCACGCGCAAACCGAAGCTGCCGCCGTTCGCTGTGGTCAACGTCCACCTGATCAGTGGCGGCATGAACGGACCAAAGCTGCCGGAGCTGGCTGCACGCTGGAGAGTGGAGTGGGGCATGTTCATGGCTGAGTGTGTGCGGCTGTGGCGTAACGGGCTGACGGTGTATCCGCTGGGTGACCTGAACAACCCGCACCCGCCAGCTCCCGTGCCTCACAGCACCACCCAGCTGGAGTGGCTGAACCCTGACGGTGCACCGGACCACATCGGGCAGCTGGTCAACCATGCCAGCGTCATGCTGGACGGCTGTGTGTCTGAGTCCATCCCGCTCCACTCAGACCACAACCTCCACGTGGTCTCAGGGCCTCTCACAAAGGCCTGATGACCCGTTCCCACCAGTGCTGGCCCACACGCCAATCCTGTGACAACATGGAGTTGTCAGGCCCCGGCGTGGGGCCAGCACTCGAAAGGATCACAACAATGAGCAAACACCGTGAAGCTCCAGAGCTGGCAGCGGCAGCCATCCGCATGATGCGTGCCCTCGCCCGCCGTGCCGGTGACGGAGAGCTGGAGGCCCTGGAGGCCCTGGCCATGATGCAGGACGTAGCCAACGTGCAGCTGGGTGCAGCTGTAGCCGGGTACCGTGAAGGCCCAGCCCAGGCCAGCTGGACCACCATCGGTGACGCGCTGGGCATGTCCAGGCAGGCAGCCCGGCAACGCTGGCAGGGCTGCACAGTTGCCCCAGCCTGGCCTGCCAGCTCGCGCAGCTCCGAGCCAGGACCGTGCTGGCCAGGACGCTGCAACCCAATCAGCTGCAAGCTGTGCCCCAGGTGGGTGGACGCGTCATGACTGCCATGCTGCTGGCCCTGATCCTCCACGGGCCTGTCCACGTCACCCCAGGCCCCGTGGTGTGCCATCCGGTGCAGTGCACCCAGCACCGCACCATCCGTGACGCCACCACCACCGTGGTCCAGGTCAGACACAGGCCAGCTGAGTCCAGGAGTCTGGCACCAGCCCCGTGGCGTCACTGGCGGCTGGCCTCAGTGTCCAGGGGTGCGTGGTGAGACGCGACAAGCTGGGACGCCGGATCGGGCACAACTGGTGGCGTGAGTGGATCACCGACACGCTCAGGTGTGCTGATCAGGCGTGGTGGCTGGCACAAGAGGCAGCCACCAATGGGTGGCCTACAGAGATGGCTGAATACCGGGAGCAGCACCCCAGGCCCACCCTGAAGGTCTACCTGCTCCAGCTGGCAGGGCAGCGCCCATGAAGTGCCCAGCCTGCCCAGCCAACCTCCAGCCGCTGGACCCGTCCACCAGCTACGTGGCCACAGCCATGACCCACGCCAGGGCTATGGGTGTCCAGGTGCCTGAGCACGGGCCAGCTGCGCTGGTGTTCTGTGCCCTGGTCTCACACGCCATGCTCGTGCACGACGACCTGGATCTAGTGGACTACCTGGAGGCCTATCTCAACTCCTGAGAACCCCAAGACTGCCCCGTGGCCAGGGTCTCCGTTCCCCTGGCTGTGAGCGTGCTCAGACCACGCACGGGGCACAGGCCATGACCACAGGCCCTAAACGTGGTTTCGGACTAGCCCTCCGAGACGTCCCCGGTTAGAGCGGGATCAGCTTGCCGTGCCCAGCTGAGCCTGGGCATCCGTGAGCCCCAGGTGGGCGTGGTCAGTGGAGCAATCAAAGAGCGTCCGGCACTGACAG